ATCCAAGCAGCACTGGAGGGGAAATGACCAATCCTGAAATAGAATGTTGGCAATGTGATGGTGAAGGCTGGCTTGGCAGCGTCAACGGTGAAGATTGCCGCGCTTGCTACGGACAAGGCTACCGCCCCATGACCGACGATGAAATGAACGACCGCGCAGAGCAGGAAGATATTGAGAGGAACACACCATGACCACAATGGATAAAGACACGATAGAGCGGCTTCGCCAACTTAATTGTGAAATGGTGGAGATATGCCGCCCAAATCCCGACAATCCATCATCGGATATTATTCCGGTTAGGAGGTTAGATTTGATTGATGCCATGAACACCCGCACCCCTCCCCCTGTTGACGGGGAGTTGATAGATTTGTTGTGCATCACCCACAGGGACGGCGGGCAATACATAGATAAACAAGGCATTGAAAAGGCCACCCAAGATGCGATAGAAATTGTTGCTGGGCATAACGCCCTAATCACCCACCAAGCCGAGCAGATCGCGAAGTTGCGGGAGGTTGCAAAACCGTTTCTTAAGTACGCCATTCATAAAAACGAATTAGGTGAATCATCTGTGCTGATAGGCGTGACGGTTGCAGAAATACGGATGCTTAATAAGACCTTTTTAGATATGGAGCATGAAAATGAAAATGAAAGCGCATCTTAAAACCATAGCAACAATGCTTACTACTATGGTCGTGTCATTTTTACTATTTATATTGTCGGTTAAATACCCAATGTTTATGGCTGCTGGTGTTTCTATTTTAATGATAGCCGTAATTATAGTATTTTTGTACTTAGTAATAGTAATTTTAGAAGAGTATTATTAAGTGGAACAATCAGATGGAGCATTGTAATGTTTTTTAAAAGAAAACCAAAACAACCTACGACTAAGATGATTAAAGCCATATCAGAACATAGAAACCGCCAAGAAACAAGGGAACGACCTGATTTAAAAGGCGCTGTGTATCATGCTGGTTGTCTTACGCGTATTTATCTCAAGGATAATGATAACCGAGCTGGTATTGAATGGTGTTTAGGTTGTACATATTCTAACTTCGATTATTCTCTTCCTGATTTATGTGTAAATATTATAAAATGAAGGTAATAAATATCAGAACAAAAAAAGAGCGACCCGAAAGCCGCTCTTTAATTTTGGGTATGAGAGGGCACAACATTATTAGACTTTTTTTCTACGATGGGCCCATATAGTATTTCATTTTTCCTGAAGAGCTGCTGATGTTTTTGCTTTAGAGCCTTCTGAACGTGTAGTTCCCAATTTTGCTTGTCTTAGAGCTTCTTTGTGCTCTTTAGTCATTCCACCGCGCTCTGCAAATTTCTTTTTCTTAGCTTCTGAAATAGCCATGGCTTTCTCAGGAGAACACGGTCCTGTAGACTTACCAGTTTTTACAAAAGAAATTTTTTCTCCAACTGTTTTAATATGTTCAGGATATTTGTGCCACATTTCATTATTTTTAATATTTAAATTATAATATCGAATTCGAATTTCTTCTGGTTTAATTAAATCTAAATATTTTTGCTCCGTAACGTAAGTTTCTTTACGTGTTTTAATATTAGACTTAAGAATTCTTCTTTTAAAGTGATGTGGTCTTGAACCATAGGCTTGCTTCATCCATTGGGAAAAACAAACATAACCATCGTTTTCAGTCCCCCAATGGCACCCAAGATAATAACGCTTGTGTTTAGTATCATACCATAAATAAACAAAACCATATTTTTCATTTTCATTACTATTACGTACGTAGACCATAAAAATACTCCCAGAAAAGTTAATCTCTGGGAGTATTTATAATTATTATAGTACTTAAGAACTTAATCTTAAAGTATAGGTTTTACATAAGATTGTTAACAATCATACGACGGTAATAAACGTTGCTGTCTTGTACTAGACGGCCTAGGCCTTCTGTAGCACCTTCAGCATATGGGTTAGCAACCATACCATAACGAGTTTTGAACCCGATCTTTGGTTGGAACGTATCAGGATTAACTGCACGTACCATCTGTAGAGGTACATATGGGCAATAGAAGAGACCAGCATCGAATGCGCTCGAGCCCTTATAGCCTACTACCATGTAGTTTGCACCAGCATATGGATCAACATAAACGCGAAGGCGACCGTTTAGAACACCTGCGAAGGTATTCCCAGTATCATCAACGTTTAGGTTGTTAGAGTTAAGAGCAGGTGTGTAATCTAGAACACCAGCCATCTGAAGAGCAGACGCTACGTCTGAAGAGCAGATGATGATATTCCCTTTACCACGACGAGTGCCCTTTGCAACCGCGTTAGCTTCACGTTCAACTTGGAACATAAGGCCCTTGAACTTTTCAACAGACCAACGGCCGTTTGAGTCAGTGTCAAGATCGAAAATACCGGGTGTTGTAGTACCTTCAGTAGCACCTGGTTTAGCAGTTGTTACGATTGTACGAATAACTTCACGGTTAATTTCAGCAAGAATTTCAGCAGAAAGAATATTACTTAGTTCTGTTTCAGCATCTAGACCATGAATAGCCTTTAGATCCTGTGCTAGTTCTAGCGAATATTCTGCCTTTAGAGCGCGTGACTTAGCTTCAACAGAAACCTTCTCAATTGAGAACGCCATTTCTGGGAAAAGCGCAATTGCGTTTGAGCCAAGACCTTCAGCAAGTGTAGTCTGTACACCCCCAGCGAAGTTGTAAGTGTTACCACCAACGTTATTAGATACTGCTGGTGAAGTACCGACGCTAGTTGTTTGACCACCAAGAACGTTAGCTGTGGCATAACCGGCATTAGTAGGAGTAGCATTAGCGCCACCACGAGCTGAGTGCCCAGTTTCAACTTCGTTGTAGAAAGTTTCAGTACCTGCTTGACCGTCGTAGCGAGCGCGCATAGCAAAGATAAGACCAGTTGGACCTGTCATTGGCTGCACACCGCAAACATCGTATGCCATTAGGTTTGGCATCGCACGGCGAACAAGAGAGATAAGAACTGGGTCGAAGTTGTCGACTGCAGAACCGGTTGCGTTAGTTGGACCAGCTTCGTTCAAAGAACCAAAGCCTGAATTCATTCCCGCACTACGTGCTTCGCGAATTGCATTCTCAGTATTCTCTAGAATCTGAGCTGTAACGGCACGTCTGTGACCGTCTGTGATAGGTGAAAGATCCTCATGCTCGAGGATTGGCTTCCACTTGTTTTGTGTTTCTTCGGCTAGATATGACATTTCGTGTTCTTCTCCTTAGTAAAAGCTTTTTCTTCTTAAGCTAATATTATTTATAAAATTATTAATTTACAGCCTTTTTAATAGCTTTTACGTAGTGATCCATTTGAGGTTCAATGCGACTTGGCTCTTCAGTAGTATCTGAACCATCGATTTCCTCCGTAATCAATCCGGTATTAGCTTTTACTTTACCTGTTTTAAAATAGTTCTCTTTTACAATCTCGAGCTTCTTACGATATGTTTCAGCATCCGTATAATCGATACCTTCAGAGAACGTACGTAGCTTTTCAATTTGTGTTTCAGCTAAGCCTTCAGATACTTCTTCAAGAGTAGCTTCTTTAGTAGCTTCTACAACAATGTTTTCAAGCTCAAACTTTTCATCAAGAACTGTGTTTAAGCTATCGCGCATTTCTTCAAGCTCTGCTTTCATCTCAGCAACAATATCGAGTTTCTCTTCAGGAACAGTGATAAAGTTTTCAGAAAATAGGTTATGAAGACCTTGGATAAAGTTTTCTGCAATTTCAGTACGAAGACCATTATCAATTGCAAGAGCGTTTTCTTCAACCCATTGTTCTACAACATAGTCGAGATATTGGTCAAGCTTAGAGGATAGGGTTTCAAACATTTTATCTGACTCTTCTTCAAGAGCTAATTCAAATGCTTCTTCTAAGATTGCTTCTTTTTCAGCCATTTCTTCTTCAAGACGTACTGTCTCGAGAGTCATACGCGTGTTAACTGCCGCTTCAAAGACTGTTTCAGCCTTTTCGCGAAGCTCTTCAGTTAATTCATCAGCACCAAACATTGCATCAATATCTTCTTTCCATGCACCAGAACCAACTGCTGCGGAAGGCTTCATAGAAACAGAACCACGGTTTTTAGCTGAATTATCTACAGCACCGGGTACTTTATTTTTTGCAAATACTGCTTGCGAGTCATTAAATAACTTAGAAAGATCTTCTTTGCATAACTTAGAAAGCAATGATGTGAACGTTGCAAGTGTTACAGCTTTAGATTCTGTACCACCTGATCCTGCACCAGGTTTTAGTGTGTCAGCAGCGTTGCCTTCTTCGAGTTCATCTCCATCAATATCATCGAAGTCTTCATTTTCTTCAATTTCATCAATTTCATCAATTTCATTCTCGTCAAGCGCTTCGTTGTCGACATCTTCAGGGTTTACCTTGTTTGCCATTTTATACTCCTTATAAGGTGGATTCTTAATTATATATTATGTTATTTATTACTTTACGGATTTTGAAAGTTTATTGATAAAATCTTCAAAAAGAGCAATCTTTCTCTCTTGAAGAGCACGCTGATATACAGCTTTCTCAATAGCTTTCTTAGATTCTTCTACAATTTCAATAGACTTCCAACCAAGGGTTTCATCGTATACCCATTCCACAGACTCCATGATACCTTCTACCCACGCATTAGGAGCAGATGGATCTGCAACAATATCAGCAGCAGTTGCTAGCTTAAAATCGTCTTGGACTTCGTTAATACCTTGCTTGTTCATCTTTAGAGTACCCATCGCACGAGATGAAACACCGAGTCTAACGTCAGATTCCATTAGCCCGCGAGCAATATTACCCATTGGAGTGTTAGTAATCATCGCTTTCCCAACATAATCCGTACCTTCTTTACGAAGACTAACGATTCTATGTGATACGCGATCAAGGTTAATTTGTGGCCCGCTTGGATGTCCTAGTTCACCCATCGCAGTTTTCGCTTCGATAGATTCTTTCATATAACGCGCAACTTCTTTATCCATCACATGTTCTGGATAGATACGGCCGTTACGGTTTTTAATTGCGGATTGAAGGAATACCCCCTCAATAAAGAGGTTCTTTGTTCCATCTTCCTTAGCTTCCTGAATATAGGAAACTTCGTCTAAGATTTCTGTAATTAATTTCATTAGAACCTCTTAAGTTGTGAAGTATTCAGAATTGGATGTTAGATTACCAACCTTCTGAATCTCGAAAAATAGGTATTGATTAGCATCTGTAAAGGTGATATCAATATTAGCAGATTGGTTTACACTTAATGGCATACCGGAACCAGAATAATCGTAATACCCACTAGAATCGTATGCCCCTACTAGAACACCGCCGCGTAGAATCTGTGCTTGCCCTGTGCCACCATTACCCCAGAATATCTGAGTGATGTAAGCACCTGTAAGGATTTCATCTTGGATGGCTACATTAGATACAGAGTTATTACCTGCAATAATTAGTGTAGCATTAGCAGCTGATACGTGAATAACAGCAGATGTATTTTTCTTATTTGATGTAATAGTAACTGCCATTATGCACCTCTTGCTTCAATAGTAAAGTCTAGTAGCTTATTGATACCATCTTCAGAGTCAAGAGCTTCTAGCATTATAGTTTGATTTACTTCATCGAGCGAGTCATGAAGTTCTAAGATAGTATGAATTTGATTCTCACTATAGTCTTCCATTACTGTAACAATATATTCTTCCGCTGAAAGTTGCTCTGCAACAACAGTTTCAGGATTATAACGGTTAATGGTGTTGTTTATAACGTCTTCTTTGGTAAGCTTATTCGCTACTAGAGATAAACCTTTAGCACGCTTTCTTAATCTGTTAGCTTGCGTATCCATTTCATATTTAGAATACGCCACTCTTTGACGTTCTTTTTGAGTACCACCATTTTTAGGAGAACCCAATGTTTTACCATCTATCCATCTCTTACCAGCGTCGTAATCACCTTTATAATAGTCGTGAGTACTATATGCGCTTGAAGCTTCTTTACCTGCTTTATCTACATAGGAAGCAAGTGTACTTTTTCTAAGCTCATCAATCTGCGTATCCTCTTTGGTAAGTTTGTCAACAGCTTTGTTTATACCTGCTTTACGTAGTTCCCATGCTTTTTTGTTTACACCAGCAACACGGGACTTAGGTACATTCATAATTTCATCTTTTGATGGATGTTTAATCTGATAATGTGTCTTTGTTTTACCTACGATTTTGTATCTAGGGGTTGCTTTTGGGTTTGTCATGTTGACCATATCCCCAATTCTGTAACCTTCATCCATATGTTTATCAATAGTTGCAGTGGCTTCTTCTACCGCTGTTTCATACTTGCTCAGAGCTTCATTCAACTTCAATGTACGTTTGATAGGAGTGATACTCTCATCTAATTGTGTTGTTTCAATTACATCAGAAAGACGTAGAGTTTCTAATATAGCCAAAGAAGCTGCCTTGAATGTTTCTTCGTTATCATTCCCGACTGCAATTAGTGCTTCAAAGATTGCAGAAATTTCAGTTTCTGTTTCAAAGCTCTCATCAACTTCCATCTTCTTGTCGTGAAGTTTTACATCCACCCAATGGTGATTTTGAGTCCACGTAGAAGCACCACCGCGGAACGGGCGATAATCATCTGTACCATGGTCAACTACACTATGCTTAATGCCTAGTTTGGCTAATTGCTTAGATATTGTTTCTGCGTGACTATTAGATGTAGAACCAGAGCGATAAAAGAAACCACGGGCGATACGATGTGTACCGTTCTGTTTTTTCTTAACAGCGTCTGCCCCAATTAAATTATTTTCAAGTCGACCCTTAGAAATAACACGCATCGCTTCATCTAGCGATTCAGATAGATCGTCACTAATCTTAGCTCTACCCTTTAGGTAGTGCTTAAGTGCGTTTTGATGTTCGTCATGATTTTTAGTAATTCCACCTACGCCGCGGATAGAAACTCCCGGTTTTAGATGGTTCTTCCCAAACTCGCGTTGATATACGTGGTGAGAAGTTACGTGTCCTGTGGAGTTATTTTTAACTCTAATGTGACGCGTACCTTTAAATTTCGGGTCAGAGATATCCACACCTCTCTTTACAGGTACACCTATTTCTTTCAGTTTTTTTACATCACCGTCAATATGACTTACCTTACCTTCAGGAAAACCTTTTATAGCCGGGTGTGATGATATTGTATAATGGTTATAATTAACCTTACCTTCATCCAGCATTTCTAGCATGCTTTCTGTGAGATCTGTCGCTTCGAAATCTTCGACTTTTTCATTTATACCCTTAGCTCTTTTACGTAAGGTTCTTTTAGCTAAGCGATTTTGAAGATCAGCGGGCGATCCTTTTGGGGATTTGGTGTTTGCTAATTTCTCTAGACCTTTATCATCAAAAGACTTATTAGCACGTTTTACTGAATCAACGTCATGCATTCCCTTCTGCCAGCCCTTAAATCCTCTTTTAAGATTTGTTACTGTTGAAGCTTCATACACAGCTTCATCATCCCCGGAATCATGACCGTGACGTTCTGCTTTACGCTTATTGTACTTTGTGTTACCTTTAAACACATCATCGCCGTTGCCGTTACGATCCTTGTGCTTGATTGTAACATGCTTATCTACAAACTTTTGTTCGTCTCCAGACTTCGGTCTGTATACTTCAAAAAAATCCTTAAGCGTTTTCATCTAAATCGATATCCTCGAATTCGTCGTCTAAATCAGAAATATCTAAATCGTCAAGATCAAGATCTTCGTCGAACTCATCTTCTTCGTCAAAATCTTCTTCAATCTCTTCGTCAAAATCTTCTTCGTCAAAATCTTCGACGTATAGAGACGCAGCAATATCGAGCTGTCTTTCTTCGAGTGCAGCCATAACTTTTTCAGAAATAAGCTCATTAAAAGCTTCTTCGAATTGAGTAGGATTTTTTTCGATTACAAGACCGATTAAATCGTTGATCTGAGACATAAACTTTGTTCCTTTATTGGTATAACTCTATTTATAAAATTAGTTTTCGCCCCGTATTTCCATACTCTCTGAGTCAGTTTCAGAGGGCTCTGATGCTGCGCCTGGCTTACTAGCATCTTCTTCAGCAGGGTAATACTGCTCTAATGACTGTTCTTTTTTAATTTGTTTATCAATCTCTGCAATTTCTGCATCAGACTGGTGTAATACCTTGCGGCGAATCCATTCATGAGAATAATATTTACCAGCGTAATCATCAATATCACGAAGCATGGCCATACGATCTCGAAGAATTTCTGTTTCTTTTAGCTCAGCAAAATAGTTATCTTGCGAAAACTTAAAGCGAATTACATCTTTAAAATCTTCCCATTCGTCTGGGGTTATAATACCTTTTAGAATTAATTGACGCTCAAGAACGTTTAGAAATAATATACTAAACTTATTACGAATTCTTGCGATGAATTTTGCGAACTTAACTTCATCTCTAGAGATTTCAGTATTGCGGCCGAAACTAAACTGTACGTCAGGGTCTAATCTTGAAATGGGTACATTTAGAGAGTTAAATAGTTTTCTCTGGAAGTACATAATATCATCCATTTGACCTAAATTCATTCCGCCTGGAAGCGTTGTTACTTCTGTGCCCTTCCCACCTTCGCGACGAGGAAGCCAAAAGTCTTCTAACATCGTCATAAACTTACGATCATCTCGTACTTCACCAGTAGAAGCATCATATACAAGTTTATTTTTAAACTTAGTCATAATATCACGAAGATATTGTTCAGCTTTTAGTTTTGGAAGATTACCAACATCAATATAGAAAATGCGTCGTTCTGGAGCACGGGAAATACGATAAATAACTAATGAGTCTTCCATCGTACGTAGTTGATTAAGAGGTTTAATAGCTTTGTGTAGATATGATTGAATTAGATCACCATTAACGGAAGTAAGTCCTGACGTGCAGTGAATGATAGAATCTTTAGCAATCTTAATACCACCTACAGAACTTGTAGGAAGAGCTGATGTACCAGAAGTTTTAGCAAACCCTTTGTCATTGTACATATAGTACTCTGCAGCAGTTTTAGATAGGTGAGCTGCACCTGCTAGGGATTTTTTCTTCACTTCACGTATTTTACGAATCTTCCTTGGATCAATATAACGAAGTTCTGTTATACCATCTTTAGGTTGATCTTCGTTGATAATTGCGTGATAGTATAATCTACCATCTACATACCAACGTTTAAATACTTCGTACGACATATTATTAAACTGTAATAAACGAAGTACCTCATCAAATTCTGTAGTTAATAATTTTTTGATTCTTTCAGATTGCTCTAAATCATCTAGTATTAACTCTACCAGAGCTTGCTCAGGTTCTTGTGTAATAACTTCATTGATAATATCATCAATTGCTTGCTCCATTTCAGGGTGAGCAGACATTTCACGATATTTAGAAACAAGTTCAGCTTCTGTACGTATTGATCCGTCAAGATCTACATAGGTTCCGTAAACACCACCTTCTGCTACAACTACTGCACCATCATCTTCCTGCTTAGCAGAAAATGAAATAGGTTCAGGTTTAACTCTTTTTATATCAAAACCAAAAATTTCAGCCATAATTTATATACTCTCACTTTAAAATTTATATAATAGTCCCGGTATTACCGCCTACTACTTCGTACCAATCATATGCAAATGTCACTGTAAATTCTTCAATACGGTCTGTATCCGCCCAGCTTAGTTCAATTCCAGACACATCCGTTGGGAAAATACCATAGAATTTATACTCGCGGATAGGTTGACCACCAATTTTACTGAATTGCTTAACCTTCGCCTGTGACTTATAGTTCGCAGGAGCTGAAGAACCAGTAGTATTTAAATTTCCTTGAAGTGTATTAATAGCATGATGCCATCTTTCCATAGCATGACGTACCTTGAAATCTTCGTCATTGATGACGTTGATTGACCAATTGTCAAACGTTCTATCACCAGCAACTTTAATCTTACGACCGAAATATGGCACTTCAATTGGGGTAATTGAAGAGGCTGGAATAGAAGTAGCTTGCGTCATGAAAGGTGCAATGTTATTTAGATCGGAATCGAACGGTGATGTTATCTCGATTTCGAATAGTGTAGGACGCGCACCGCCGAGCTTTAGATTTGCTCTGATGTCGTTGATTTGAAAAGCCATTTAAAAGTTCTCCTTTAATTTATTTATAAAAGTAGGCTCTCTAGCCAACAATCTCTGAGAATTCAATACCAGAGCGAACTGCTACAAAATTCAGTTGGATAAAATTGATTGAGCGAGCTGGTTTCACATAAATATCACCAACGAATCTATTTGAATCTACTACTTCACTAGAGTTATTTGTTTCATCGCAAACAACCTTAAAGTCTGTAATACCACGGCGACCTTGAACGTCACGTAGGAACGGCTCAACAAGGTTAATGAACTGTGTTCTTGTGAACTCGTCGTTAAACTCGAAGAGGAAGTTTTTAGCAGCTGTTGAAACTGCTTTCTCTAGTACAATAAACAGGCGACGTACGTTAATACGATCGAATGCAGATGGTTTATTTAGGAGGGTCTTATCTCCATAAAGAATCGTACCCTGTCCCGCTTGCGAGATGACTGGGTTTACACCATTTTTGTAAAGAAGATCGCGTTGCGCTCTGCTCGGATTAAACGCTAGCTTAATGCTATTACGAATATTACCACGAGAAGTTCCTGCTGGAGAGTACCATGGGTCACGTGTATTATCTGTTACTACACATAGACCAGCAATATCACCATTTAAAGGTACGTAACGATTTACATCGTTATACTTATCGTATTGATACTTATAACCAGAGTCCATTACTGCGAATGAAGAAGAGCGAACAGCGTTTCGGAATTCTACTACATTATCCGGTGCATCTACAGTTTGATTTACTACGTCGTCAGAGCGAGGTGAAACAAATGTTACGCAATCCTTACGAACTTCTGAGATATTATCAATTAGATAATTTGGAAGTTGTTCGCCATGAGTACCACCGCGTGCTTTACCTGTAAGTACGAGTGAAATATCTACTTCCTCTGGTGAAGCAAATTTATCATACGCGCGTGCAATATCTGCAAACGGTGTCGTAGATTCATCACCGTCAACACCACCTTGGAATGAAAGTGTTAGAGGAGCAATAGCTGTTGAGGAAGCAACAAGCGCAGCTGTTGCTGAAGCAGCACCGGTGCGATCAGTTCCCCACCATACATACGTAGAGCGGTCGTTAATAACTTGCTTGTAGTAGTTAGAACCACCGTCCGCTAACTTAGCGTCTGAAGCGCGCGAAACTTGCTTATATACCTCAAGAATTGCCCCTGGTGAGCCTGTGAAACCACCATCTTCGTCTACAATAACTACATGCATTTCATCTTGAGCTGAAGTATTACCGGAAACAGAAACAAATTCTGATTGTCCCGGTGCTACATCAACTTGATTATAATATTCCCAGAAGCGTGTTACCGCACCGGTATCAATATTAGTAGCAATTTTAAGTGGTTGCGAAAAGGATAGTGATACAGTTGCAATACCTGTGTTTGTACCAGTTGTATTTTGTACTAGAACTGATCCTACATCTGTAATCTTGAGTGTCTGTTTTCCGATAGAGGAATTCCCTACTTCAACATAATCTCCTATATTGAATAGAGCCGCTACGTTATTAGCGTAAGGAGTAGGGGTATCACCAGTTAGCACCCCGGTATTCGCCAATGTGATAGTAGCAGAGTTAGAACCAACTGCAAGCTCAAACTTTGACCCTGCACCAATAAACAATGTATTAGATGTACCTGATACAGTATTACTTAGTAGGTTGATTGAAGACTGATACTGATTAGCTGAATCACATACAGAAACCTTTAGTGAATTACCTAATGCACCTGGATACCGTGCAATATACTGTACTGACGCATCAAATGATCCATCTTTAACTCCGTAATCATCCGTATTCTTTACTGAGTGCGCTGCGTTTGCAGTAAATGCCCCTGAGTTAGCAATGGCGGAAAACATCGTAGCAGTATTCCCGGCACGGCTAACAAATAGTGAATTAGAATAGCTAAGGAAGTTCGCTGCAGTAAACCATGTTTCAGGGTTAATTGAAGTTGGTTTGCCATATTTTGCAACTAGTTCATTTTCAGATGATACTAGTACACGTTGATCGAGAGGTCCCCAGCTAAACACACCGGCAATCGCGCCGACTGTCGTCGCAACTGAAGGAACAACTGTAGTAATATCAATCTCTGATACATTGACACCAGGGCTGATTTGAAAACCACCACCTGAACCGAAATTTGAAACCGCCATTTATCTCTCCTATAGAAAGGTTTAATTATTGTTATATTATCTTGTATATTTATAAATTCCCGAATTAGAAGAACTGAAACTCCTTCGATGGGTTAACTGTCAGGTCTATAATATCTTTATAGTCTTCGTGATTCCCTGCTTCAATAAACCCAAATGGCACTAAATCATTTTCAAGCTCATCGTCTGTTTTATCTCTAAGTTTCATTAATGTATTAATATCAGTTAGATCTTTAAAGAATTGTTGGTCTGACATCCATCCGAATAATACTAACCCCATAACTAGATCATCGTTATTACCTGGTTCAGCTTCATAAGAAGTACCCTTCTTTGAAAATCTTGATAGTTCAAAGATTGTATTGTGATCATTAATAATAAGCTGACGTTGTTCTACTAGTAGTTTAAGCATAGAGCAACCAATTGCCTTAACGGTTTTTGTAGTACGTACCCCACGTTCAGTCCCACCCGTACTAGAGAAACCACCAGAAATACGCTTACCTCTAGCTCCAGCATTTTCAGTATAAATAATCCCTTCATACTCAAAATCATAAAACAATGAGTCAGCTACTTGAGCTCCTACATCATTTACTTCAACGAGTACTGTAGCATCATTATACCCTTTAGCTATTCTAAATATAGTCCCAGCGTAATCTAAAGGGGTAACCATATTATTCTTATAGGTACAAACTTGTTTATACGGCATAGTAGTTACATCAATTACACTAAACGCTGAATAATCAAGCCCCTTTCCTCTTGATACATCGCAAATAATAACGTAATTATGATTACCAGTCTTCTCTTCATATACTCTTAACCCATCATGTGCCATGAGAGGATCAAGGGAAGTTAAGGTCTTAAGTACCGCCCCGGAAATTAGCGTTCCCGATGACCCTAACCATGCACATTCGAACTCTTGTGAGAATTTTTCATGATCGAAGTCCATCGCTGCCAGTGTTTCTTGGCGCCATTCTTCACCACGGCCAGGAACTTGTTGCCACGGTACTTCTACAAACTGATACCCATTAGTGCCTTCTTTGGCCCCTATACACGTTTTATAGAAGTGATTTAATCCATTAGGTGTAGATGTAAATAGGATTTTTGTGGTTTTACCAGAAGAGATTGTAGGGAAAACAGCGGCAAAGAACTCATCCCAATTTTCAACGAACGCTGCTTCATCGATATATAAAAGGTTAACAGATTTACCACGAATTGCAGATGAAGAAGTCGCCGATGCGAGTACTTTACACCCGTTTTCTAATTCAATAGAACCCTTGTTCCAGGAAACAACACCTTGTTGGAGCCAATCAGGGAGTGATTCATAGGATATTTTTACACGATCTAGAATTTCACGGGCAGCGTCCCCTTTGTTAGCTAGCAGTGCCACGAGTTTAAACTCATTAAATAATATGTAATGAAGGATAACACAAGCAGCGGTGGTTGTCTTCCCCGCTTGTCTACTAGTAACAACAGCAACGCGTCTATTATCTGTAATCTTTTCTATGATTTCTTTTTGATAATCATATAATTCGATAGGAATTAAGCCCTTATCTACGTTTACAATTTGAATATATTTTTCTGAAAAGTAAATAGGGTCCTGAGCACACTTCATCCACTCTTGAATCTGTTCAGGAGACCAATCGTGTATTCTCCTCGGTTTCTTGAGGTTTGCATTTCCATTATAACCCTTTAGGTTATCTCTATCAATCATTATTTTTCATATCTTCAATCATCTTCTGAAGCTCGGACGTGCTTCCGACGAATAAATTATTTACAGTTTGAGAACCACTATCTCCCTCACCCCGGGGACCGTTTAGTTTTTGCTTTTTTAATTGTAAATCAGCTAAGTTCATACTAATATCAGCAAGTGTTTTAATTGCGGCGTTCAGGGCTTCGTATGCTTTAGGGTGTTGAGATGACTGTGCAATCGCTAACATATCGCTAACAGCTTTTTGACTATTTTCTAAAGCTTCATATAGACCGCTACGAGCATTCGTAGTATCTTCCGTAATTTCTTCACCAACTGAAAGAGGTTCAATTTTTTCTAGTTGATTCTCAGTAAACTGTGCGTGTTTATTAGGAAGTTGTGCTGGTAAACCTAATGCGTTTTCTAAATCTTTTGACATTTTAAATGTTTTCTGTGAAATCGATAATAAATCCGTAATTATCATCTGAAGTAATTGTATTAGCTACTACGGATGTAGGTCTTGGTGGATCTGAGGCAGTCGATGACCCATACCAATCTAACGGAGCACCGTTTGCATCCATCCCTGGCGTTATGTTTATGTTTGTAATAGGATCAGTATTAGTGGGGGTTGCATCATTAATTTCAATACCAAATGGTGGGGTAATAAGATTAATATCAATCTCTTTAATTACTGCGCCCGCGGTACCACCACCTCTTGTAGGCCCAAATAACCACGCCTTTAGAGAAAAGTTTAATGTCCAAATAATAGCGCGCCGTTCAACAAAACTACCCTCGTATGTATCTTCAGAGGTGATATTATCAAGCGTTAGAGGTACATCGTATTTAATATCTAAATCAGGGTTAATTTTTAAGGTTGCAGTCCATTCAGGAGTAAAGTAAGGTAAGATTTGTTCTATTATGTATGTACCGTCTTCTGCATTTTTAACCATAATAGATAATTGAAATTCAATATTATAAGGGACAGGCGCGTACTGATATATTTTTGAGTTTGGATCGTTTGGATCTCTAGCATAAATTTTATTTACTGTTTGCCCCTTTCTAGAAGAATCATAGTAGAGGTTTGTCATTTCAAAAGATATACGTGGAAGTTGAATAGCAATAGCTCTATCTAAATCAGGACCACCATCTAATCTTGCTAAAAACTTTTCACGTGGACCGTAATTAAGCGGTACTTTCATATTTTGAATAAGCGTACCCGCGACGTCATATCTGTTTAAACGTATATTATTAAACAATGTACCGAAGTAAATTACATACTTTTTGATAGTGCCGTGGCCGAATCCTGTATTACTAAACATTATACCAGCCCATCGCTAAAAGGATCCACTGTAGTCCAGTCAATGATATCTGAACCTTGAGTTTGAATTTCTTCATTCGTTGCGAAAACATCGCCGAGAGCAGTATCGAACGCAGTATTTGATATTTGTGTATTGCCTGTTCCTGCGAATGAATACTTATCTTCAATAGCATCAATTTCTGGTATACCTGTATCGAGAGTCTCGTTAGAATATTCCCATACTTCACAGGTTAATTTATATGATTGAAGGTCACCCATTTGGTAAAACGTAGCACGCTCATCTACAAACTTGACAACAAATAAGCGTTTCATCATTCTTGAGTATATTAGATCCCCTTCTCTCGGCCTAATAAGGTCAGATTGTGTTTGAATTTCGTTCTCAAATGTTCGGTGAGCCACTACAAATGTAATTTCATCTCTAATTTCAAGGTTAAACTTAGATAAGAATGTACCATCGCCCCCATATGAGTCGTAAGATGAAATATACATGTCAATATCATACGCTGATTTATACGTGCTAAGAGTATCTTCCCCGTAGACTTCATCTTTAGATACTAGAGTTCTCGGAAGATAATATACTGAATGCCCGTAAATTGAAATACTTTCCACAATAAGAGACGCAATGAGGTCTTGCTCCATTGAGTTTGTAAAATTATTAAAAAAGACGTTTGTAGATGTCATACTTACCCTTGCTTATACCTTATTTAGCATTTAGCATTCCATACAAAAACTTTTTGTCCGCAATCAAATATTTGAAAATATCCCTTCCTACACATTATTTCTACTTCACTATTATTTTCATTACTACTATCTGATATTTTATGCTTCTGTGTTTGATATCTAGATAAAGTATGATTTTTTGAATTAATCCATGTATAATTTGGAGGGGTATAGTGTGAAAATTGGAATCCAATTTTTTCATACATTGAACCAGTAAATAACCGACGCTGAGCGTAACTAATAATACCTTTAGGCTCCTGGGTTTTTTTAAAATAAGATAAAAGCTTTCCGGCGCCTCCAATTACATTATGATTGAGTATATTAAAATATCTTATTAGTTCATAATCATAATGATGATTAAATCGAGGCTTTGCAAAACTCATCACTGACACTATTTGCCCGTCATACTCCAACCCTAGTTTTACAGAAGCTGCGCAATACCCTTGAATATGATGTTCAATGCTTAAATCCCTATACTGAGATGTATTTAATTCAACTACATTAGTCTTCCGTGCTGCAATTACTCTATTTTTACCTAGAGCTGAATTAATTATTGAAAAAACCTGTTTGCTTTTAAAATCTAATTCGGAGTCTGTGAAGTGCAGCAGTCTAATATTTTTATTTTCACAGGCTTTAGTTTTGTTTAAGTGATAGTTTTTTCCAATTTTTTCAGCATTGTGCCAATATATCCCGTTAATCTCAATTCCTAAGTTTATGTGAGGAATAAATATATCTATCTCTTGAGGTGTGATTAGCGTTCTATTACGTCGTATGTGTGTAATATTGTTTTCATTTAAATAATCAGAAATTTGAACCTCATATGATGAGGCATTGTTATTCCAAGCTACCAATTCACCATGTTTTTCCTTTACATAAGAACTAATATAATTAGGACAACAACCTAGTTTCTTTGCTATTGTCTTAGAAGTACCTCCGTTTTTTACTTGTGTTTGTACCCAGTTCACATCGTCTAATACAGCTCTCACATTCCTAAACCCACCCTCGTCTAATAGATTATCTCTTCGGACCTTTACAGCTCTGGTGCTATCCGTTAATTTATTCTCTCTAAAATGTCTTTTTAAAAAATAATTATCTATTTTATACTTTTGAGCTAATTGTTCGATTGTAATATTAGTCGACTTATACTCATTTTCACATATTGTAATTTTATCAGCATATTTAGTATAACGCAATTTACGTAATGCCCACGCTCTTTTTTTATTGTTTACTTTATTAAGTAGTGAATTTCTCTTACCTTGTGCTTTTCTGTAACATGTTTTTGAACAATACTTACCAAACCCCTTTTTTATAGATATAAACCTTGTGTTTTCTGTACACTCTAAACATTTAGGAGGCGTTATATTATGTGCGGCGCAATAGAGAGGTACATAATTGATTACTTGCCCGCTTATTTTTCTCCCGCTTACTTTTTTATTATTTTTAATACAATCAATAATATATGACTCGGTTAAACTGTACATTGTAAATTCACTCCTTCATATTATATAGCTAATTAAAACTTAATGGGAGGGGAATATGGGTAAATTAGCCGATCATATCCGTAACCGGTAATGAATAACTACTAATCATCTCTTGTTCCATCTTGGCAATTTCTTGGGCTGCATCTTCTAAGATACGTTCACCGTTAAATTGGACTCCGCCAGGAAGTTGCATCCCTGTAAATTTAGTTAGATTAGAGCCCCATTGATATTTAATCTTAGCTGTAGTATAGTTTTGAAGCCAACGATCATTATACACATCTGAGTATACTTCCGGATCAACTACCTCATACGCTTCTACAACTAAATATTGAGTTGATAAAGCTCTATTCCAATCCATATCAACGTATAAACGATCTTTGTGTCGATTATAGCGAATTGGTTGCTGACCAACAAGAAGTTCTTGGATCAACGCAATATGCTCCATAGTCATATAGTAGGGGACCATAGAGACAGATGTGAGTGAGTATAAATCATTTAGAGCAATTTGATACCGGATATTAAAGATATCGTTTGCTCCTACATTAGGATCAGCAATAGGAAACACACGAACAGCACCAATGATATTCTCAGGAAGAGTAATATATCTATTAGTTTTATCTGTTTCTGTGATTAAATGCTTATAATAGATCTTTTCAGTACCATCAAAGTGATAGTCCCAATAATACCGAAAAGACTCATCAATACGGTCTTCTACCTGATCATCATCAACATTAATTTCGATTACAGGAGAACCTAGTTTTCTTAAGCAATACGCTTTAAATTCATCTCGTGTTGTAGGGATCGCCATAATTATATCCTATAGTGTACTTTTAGATATTTATAAGACTAGAACGCCGAGGATTTTAGTATAATTATATCTTAAGAGTGTGGGGATATCTAATAGAATCGTCTTTTACTGCAACTAACCATGCAGTTGTTACACAAACATTCATATTTTGCATCCATTCGTTAGGGAAATACGTTTCTCTGCGGAATTCTTGGAAGCGAATCGTAGTATTGTCAATATATTGTGCAAGATACGCGTCTGTATAGTACAAGAAGCAGTTCTCATTCCAATAGGACACATGAGTAGGGTCTTGGAAAGCGCCCCGGCCATCTGTCGAAGGTACTTCAATGAACGCCCAGCCACCATGCGCAAGTACTCTATGAATCTCAGACATGATCTTTGTTTTGTCGTGAAGATGTTCGATAATGTGAGATGCGTTTAGAACACCTACGGAATTATCTGGGAGAGGTATTCCTTCGTTTAGATCGCACACATAATCTGATCCTGTACGCTGATCAACCGTAACATAGCCAGGATACGGGTTTATCCCTCCCCCGATATCTACCTTAAGGAGATGTCGTTCATCAGCATCTTTCTCAGCCAACCTCTGTGCATACTGATTACCGAGCTGCACAGTCAGAGTCTGGATTTGCTCGTTACGTTCAATCCAAGTGTTATTTCCAGTCACGCGATATATGTAAAGAACTTCTTCAATGTGATGCATTTTTGTATGAAGATAGGTTCTCAGCATCAACTCATGATCATCACAGATAGAAAGTTCAGGGTTGTGTCCCCCAATCTCAATATATACATCTTTTCTCCACGCGCGAACGTGGTCGGGCGCGTACCATATATACATTAACGAGTGGCTTGTAGGTGAAAAAGATCGCATAGCAGGAAGCATTGTGCCTTTCCAGTCAAAATATCTATGCTGCCAACCATAAGATGCGTCATATGGTGTAAACGTATCTGTCTCGTGGAGCACAGCATTATCACTATAAACAAATCCAACTTTAGGATCTTGGAAAGCTTTATTGAGCTCTTCTAAGCAGTTTGGGGTAATTAAATCGTCATGATCTACTTCAACCAAAACATCTCCAGACCCCATTCGAAACGCAGTGTTTTTAATAGCACCTACATTTTTAGTTGTATCGTTTGTACGATGAAAGAATACCTTAGGATGATTTTTAATCTCTTTAGGGATATCTTTGACTTGAAACTTATTGTTTAGGTATAGAATCCACTCCCAGTTTTCATGAGTTTGTGCTTGAATACAACCCCACAGCTCTAATAGATTAGGGAGATTCTTTGGATCATGCTCCGGGGTCACTATTGACATCTTCATAATTAAAATCACTTTCTTTATAAATAGGTATATGGTTCGCGAGTGATCAGACTCCAACCATTCTAGAACTTTAGGGAGTATCCAGCAATGTCATTTATTTATCTATACATTAAACAACACTCGGTTACCGGGTTAAAATATTTTGGAAAAACTACGCGGAGAGATCCCTTTAAATATAATGGATCCGGTAAATATTGGTTAAACCACATCAGAAAGCATAATAAAAAATATATAAAAACCTTAGAAATATTTGGTTTTGATAATCAGGAACTTTGTACTGAATTTGCTTTAAAGTTTTCATACAAAAACGAGATTGTTAAATCAAAGGATTGGGCAAATTTAAAAGAAGAAAACGGATTAGATGGTGGAAGTGTATTAGGTAGAAAATTATCGGATAAAGCTAAAAGAAAAATGTCTGAAGGTAGTAGAGGTAAGAAACATACACAAGAAACTAAAGATAAAATAAGCTTGGGTAATATAGGTAAAGTAGCATCACAAGAAACTATAAAATTAATTTCGGATCATCACGTTGGATTTACAGGTAAGAAACATACACAAGAAACTAAAGATAAATTATCAGTATTAAAACAGGGTAAGAAACACCCAGAAGAAGTTTTAGTAAAAATAAGAAATACAAAAGCTCTTAATAAGCAAATACCATGGAATAAAGGTAAAACATCAATATACTCACAAGAGACTTTAAATAAAATGTCTAGATCTAGTAAAGGTAAGACGCACTCACAAGAAAGTAAAGATAAAATGTCTAGATCTAAGAAAGGAAGAATTTTTTCTGAAGAACATAAGAGAAAGATATCTGAAGCTTTAAAAGGTAAACTTAAACATCAAAAAAGAAAAGATGGGTAAGCCTACCATTTTCCATATTATCTCCAAAATACGGCCCCGCTGAATGAAATAATCCTGCATCCATTATTATTAATCTATTATAGACATTTCCAACAACATCACAAATATCAAATTTAGTTGAATCGTAAAAATTCCCATTAAAAGCATCGTCTGCATTTTCTTCGTCCCGGTGTATAGTACCATTTAGTTTTGACTTATGAAAGCGGGTACCTGACTCAATAGGCGCGTTAGGGGTAAGAAATATTATTGCAGCATGCGACTGACTATCATAGTGATACACTTGTTTGTCTTCAGCTTTCATTATCTGAAACACACCGTTAAACCCACCTTCAAAATCTTGAATCGGTTCTCCGATGATTTCTTCAAAACGTCTTTTAATTTCATCTGTACGGTATGTAGTTGCACTTCTCATACCCTTATACCATCTATTATCTTCAGTATATTTTTGCTCTAGTGCATAGCGTCGCACCATATTAGGTGATTCATAGAAGTCGTCTACGACGAATAGTCTTTTTGAATTTTTTCTATTTACTCTAAGAGGCTGTTCTTGATCTATGAGTTCATTAGCACGATCATATAGTTCCTGTACACGTGTTCCTGTATCATAATACGCTGAACGATCAATAAAGACGGTATATTCCGGGAATGGACATTTCCGGCCATGATTTAATAGTATGTCTGCACAAATAAACATATTTTCGTAATCACCAAGTATTTCGTAAACACTTATAAGGCCAACAATATGTTCGTTTCTTATTGGCACGTATACCCCCGCTCTGAGGTAGGCATCTAAAGCTTTATCATATTCGTTTAAAAATTTATAAGCCTCAGCTTGCATCAATACAGCAGTGTATGCCATTTCATTAGGACCGCTCATAATTCTATTTTCAGAGGTATGTTTAATAAACTCCTCGAAGTAAAAAATTGCTCGTCGGGCGAATTCAAGCCGTTGGTTTTCACCTAACGGAAACGCATCACTCGGGTATGCATCTACATATGATTTGGCGATATACCAGAAGTGATAGAGATCTTCTGCAAACGTATTTTCTTTAATCATTTTCTCTTCGAGAATCAAAGCGTCACTAATGAATTTATACGGGTTCGCCCAAGATTGCCCTTCATTGTACCCGATCTGCCTAAACGATTCAGGGAGAGGTGTACGTGGGAAGTTCTCACCGATTGCGGGATCTGTATTATATACTGTTTCATGGCATGGGTCATGGTTAAATGCCCAGTTCATACTTGCATTCCACATCCAGGCTCGATGGTAAATGGTGTTACCTGAAATAGCTGTAATGTGGAAAGAAGAAACGGACTTGTCATCGAGCAGCGTCCAATCAAAATCTTCATCAACTTCGAGGACTTCATCACAATCGATCTTTAGTATCCAGTCCCCGCCGTGATCTAGATTCTGGGCATATTGAAGGACATGGTCGCGGTTCCAGCCGAAACCTTGCCATTCTACTTCATACATTTCACCTGATACTTTATTTTTAAAAAGGAAATCTTTAACAATTTGATCTGTACCATCGGTTGAACCATTATTTTGAAAAACATAAAAGTCAATAAAAGGCCGAACAGAATCAAGCATCCTTTGCATAACAGGTGCTTCATTTTTAAACATTACAATTAGTGTAATTTTTGCTTTTTTATTCATAATATTAATCACCTAACATATTTTTATAAATAAGTGGTAGCCGCGATACAGTAATATCCGCTACCTTTAGTCTAAGAGGAATCCTATATGACCAACACAATTATTTATACTAATATTTTCTATGTTTATTCTTATCTCAGAGAAGATGGTACCCCCTACTACATTGGTAAGGGCAATCGTGCATTTTCTAAGCATCGATTTAAAATACCACAAGACCCCTCACGTATTAGTATAATTAAAGAAAAATTAACAGAAATAGAAGCGTTTGATTTAGAAGTCCAACTTATTAAACAATACGGCCGTAAAGACCTGGACACTGGTATACTTCGCAACCAAACTAATGGCGGGGAAGGGGCTTCGGGTGTTTTTCGTTCTATTGAAGTGCGAGCAAATATGAGTAAAGCTAGATTAGGTAAACCGCGCCCACCACATACGGAGATTACTCGAGAAAAAATTCGAAAAGCTAGAACAGGTATTCCTAGATCATTAATAACACGTAAAAAGATTAGTGCTGCTCACAAAGGTAAAATTCGTACTATTGAACATCAAGCTAAACTAACTGCAGCTATGACGGGTAAACTTGCAACTGAGGAAACACGAGCTAAAATGAGTTTAGCTAAGAAAGGAAAACCTATTTCTGAGCAAACTCGTATACTCCGTGAAACAAATAGAGCTAGAAAGTTAGAGAGTCCCTCTTGATTCAATTAGTTTTAAAATATTAGGATCATTAGCTTGCTCTTTATATGGTGAGTATAAAGCTCTTTTTCGATCTGAGGCATTTGCTTCTGGTTGAATTAAGTAATACATCGCGATAGATTTACGATATATCCCTACCGGGCAAGTAATGGGTTCTGGGAAACCGTGCCATGAATTTTGAGTAGTATCAAAAAGAACTGCTCTATTAAACTTGCAATCTACCTGAGTAACTTTTTCACGTGCAATATTTTCATCTCCATTCCAAAATTCAAGGTGACCACCATATTCTGGTTTCCAATCTTCACTTAGATAGTAAATGAGGTTGAGCTTGCGTTGGAGCTTAAGTTTAGGATGTATAGAATAATCTTGATGAATATTTAACTTACCACCGTTACCATGTATATGCCAGCCAGCCCCATGAAGGCCGGGGTCAGGCTGTAATCCTTTAATGTTCGTAGTATTTTCAAGAAATTTTATAAATTCTGGCGAGTTTAAATATTTTATAAAATTATAAGTGACGGGGGGAAAATCATTCCAGCTACTTAAACTTTTTTTAACCTCTAGGGGATTGTCGTATTTATACCAATTTGTATCATAGTAATTTACAAAATCAGTAGAAAAATTTCGAGCTAAATCTTCATTTTGAAAATCGTCAAATACCCAGTAATCAAATGGTAAGCTCATCTCCATTTAGGCCCTGAAAACCAAGCAGCAATCGAATGACGATTTCCTTTTGTAACCGGCTCAGCACAGTGATATAAAAAGGAGGGAAAGAAGATTACAGTACCTTGTTTCCTAATACCAGGAGTGTCTGGATGCTCTTGTACGTCAAATAAGCGAAAATTACCTCCCTCATAGTCATCAGAATCGGATAATTGTATAACAATTGATAATTTTCTATCACACATTGTTGGATTTGCCCAAAATGTGTCTACATGCCAATCATATTTTCCTTGATTTTTATCAGTATATTTAGTCAATTGTATATCATTAATTTGGTTAATATCAAACCCAAATGCGCTTTTATTAGCAATTTGTGCATAATTCCAAATCATATTTTTAATATCTGGAAATATATTTGGGTTTAACCATTTAACTTGACTTCTACGATAATCATTATTAGAAGTAGAACCGTCAAATCCTAAACCAGGGTCGGTCCATTCGAGTTGTTCTGTACTTTTAAAAATATCTGAAATTATTGTACTGTTAACACCGCCGTTCCAATATTGCCATATTTGATTCATTATTATTCCATTTTATTAAATTGTTTATTTTACTGGTCTGGGTTGTTTGTTGGCGGGGTTTTACCAGAACTCGAAGAACCTGACCCAGAAGAAGGTGGCGATTTCTTATTTATTATTGTATAGATAAAATATCCAAATGCGATTATTAGTACTATTGCTAAAATATATTCCATGTTATTTTCCTTTTTAATTATTAAGCTTTATTACTTACTTATAATATAATTTATAATAATTTTTAATTGACATTCTTTCTATTTATTGTTTCATCGTTTGAATGTCTGTATCTTCTTCTATCACACTTCAAGTGCGGCTACTCGCGCCGACAGTTCTTGAACAGCTTTAACTAATGCAGCAACAATAGGCTGGTCGTTTAGTCCGATGTAGACGGCTTCTTTGCCTGAGGCATCGGTGTTGGATTCCTCAACGTAGGCTTGGGGAATGTAGTCCTTAACCTCTTGGGCTATAAATCCAAGTTGCTTTGGTGATGCATTGTCATCCGTTTTCATACGGAACAGTGTCGGCTTAAGCCCGAGAATAGCTTTAAGGCCAATTCCAGAAGGTTCGAAGTCCTTCTTTTTGTCTCTATCTGATAGGGCTGTATAAGCGCCGGTAGATGTGTTAATAGAAGCGATATTACCAACAGCCGGATTGTACAGGTAGATTGTTCCACTAGTTGTGTACCACCCGTACCAGTTAGCGGCGGATGTTGGGGCCACCGACCTGTTAGCCCAGAATATACCAGCGGCGGCGCCGGTCGACATCATATCCCTGTTTACCTCAAAGTTATGTTGTAGCGACGCCGCAGATGGAGCGGCTTCGTTTATAAGAAAATTGCCCGAACTATTGATACGCATACGCTCTTGGATGCCGTTGTTTCGGAATATGATACTTGCTGCGGCGTCTTTGGCGTCGATATATAAATTATCGTCGGTGAAATACGTTATCGCTCCACCATTCGTCGTTGTATTCCACGAACCTGCTGCGTTTTGCCATAGTACCGAAGCTGCGTTCTGGAGATTGAGGGAGCGGTCCCCCGGAGTGTAACCACTAGCGAGTGTGGTTAAACCGATACCGATATTGGTTCCGTCGTCATATATCAGGGAATTGCTGACAGCGGAGGTTCCGTTGCCTTTGGGCAAGTAGTTCGCAGTAAGGGTTGCAACACCTGTACCACCACTTGAAACCCCTAATACACCCGCAGCAAATGAACCAGTATAACCAATAACACCCTGAGGCCCTGTGGGTCCTGCAACTGTTGATGCTGATCCTGTAAATCCGGTTGTACCTTGAGGACCCTGTGTACCTTGAGAGCCAGTAGGACCAGTTCCACCTAGTGAACCGGTATAACCAATAACACCCTGTGTACCTTGTGTACCTTGAGGGCCAGTTCCACCTAGTGAACCGGTATAACCAATAATACCTTGTGGTCCAGTTCCACCTAGTGAACCGGTATAACCAATAACACCCTGTGTACCTTTAGAACCGGTATAACCTAGTGAACCAGTATAACCTATAACACCTTGAGGGCCAGTTCCACCTAGTGAACCAGTATAACCTATAACACCTTGTGTACCTTGTGTACCTTGAGGGCCAGTTCCACCTAGTGAACCAGTATAACCTATAACACCTTGTG